GTGCTGGTTTGCATGGGTATGGGTTTGGGGTTTTTCGGTTGGCGTTCAATACTGTGGGTGTTTTTCCGGGTGTTTTCTTCGCCTTTATATTCGGTCTTGTGGTGGTATTGGTTTCGTGTTGTTTCTGTGCCGTTCCTTGTGACAGGCGTCACATAATTTTGCCACCATTAAGGCCCATCAAGACGTTTCTTTTCGTATTTGATTTGCCGCCGAACGACATCGGCCCGACTCTCCCCTTCGTCTTTGAGGTGGTCCAACTCGTTGACTAACTCGACAGGGAGTGTGACGGACTCATAGCCGTCCGGTGGCATTTCAGTTTACCGTAAGTAACAGCCCTATAAATAGATTCGGGAGGTTAGGACTTGACCGAGAACGTGTTACAACTCGTACACCCGATATAGTCCGGGTCGCCCTCTCCGTAATGGCCATCCCAGACCGGCCTTACGTTTTTGGAACCGCACGCAGGACAGCGAATCGTGTTCATTCACTCCACCCGCAGTTGGGACAGACGCCGTCTCCATCCAGATGTGTGTCGCACTCGGGGCAGGTTTTGGGATATGAGGTAAACTCGTTCATTGACGTTTCCTCTTATAGTCGGCATACTTCTTCGCCCCGGCCACTGCCGCGATAGTCCCCGCTAGAACCTGCACGGTGGATTCGACGGCTCCGGTGGTTGCGAGATATGCCAAACTTAAGATGGCGATTGTATCCACCACGTCGCTTGTGATTTGGGAGAATGTTTTTTGATTCATTGTTCGATTTCACTTTCGATTGCTTGCGCTTCAGTATCCTCAATCACTTCGTACTCCTCGGTTTCCGTGCTGGCTTCCCGGTGGGTAATATCCGCATCGAACGGCTCCCGGTGAACGTCACCGTGGCTCTGAAGGAATTTAGCCCACTGCATGGCGATTTGAAAGGCGTTCATATGGTTTCCCTCCCGCTGTTCTTCCGTAATGGCCTTCTCCATCGCAGACCGGGCCGCCATTAACGCCCTGTCGCCCAAGTTGTCGTGTAGAAAAGAGGCGATTCGGTCGAAGTCCTTTGATATGGTGGATTTGTCCACATCGTATCTATCCGCCAACTGGGTCTGGTTGATGTCGTAGGGATTGCCCCGATTCAGGACTATCTCAAGAATTTCTGCCCTGCGAGTCGTGTAATGGTACTCTGTCGGGTCTTTGTTCTCCGGGATTTCAATAGCCGTGTAGTCGTAATCGGTGGTTGGGGCGGCCATGTTTCGCTCTGTTGTGAACCATTAACGCTCAGACGTGATTATCGTTACGGTAAATCGGATTGGTTGACTATTGCCCCGTTTTCGCCATCCTCGGAGACTGTAACCTCGACATTTCTGTTTGGATTGTCGTTTACGAGTTGCTGACAGATTCGCATGGCGTATTGTTCGCAACTCAAGTCCTGCACTTCGAGGGATTCAGCGATTTGGTTTAGCCGGTGTTTCAGGTGGATGAACTCAATGTCGCGGTCGGTATGTGAGACTTCCACCTCCGCTTTTACATGGAACTCGTGTCTGTGGGGGTGCTTGAGGTATTCCACTGGGGGTTCTGCATTATCCCAACTGTGTAGTGCCTCAAATCTGGTTTGGGCAAAGACCCTCATGTTAGTCGGCGGGTTCTATATCGATGTTTAAATCGGCTCTGTCGAAGCCGTAGGATTCCAGCAGGTACACCGCCCCATATACGAATGGCGTGTCACCGAGTGCGATTAGCAATTTGATGACGTAGTAACTGACCATGATGTTTACCAGCGTGCTGGTGGGTAAGATACTCCCCGTGTTGAGGATTCGGGGCAAGACAGCGAAGGCCATCACCAAGAATACAAGACTGTCCAAGAACTGGCTCGTCATCGTTGACGCGAGATTCCGAAGCCATAAGTTTTTGGTGCCGGTCCTATCCCGGATAAAGTGAAACGTAAATACGTCCCAGTTCTGTGAGATAAGGTACGCCCCAAGACTGGCCAGTACAATCGGGGTGCTGGCTCCCAGCGTCATCGCAAAGGGTTCTTGGGGAACACCAAAGCCTGAATTGGGTGCGGTAATGGCCAACCAGACCAGTGCAAGCATGACGAAGTTGATTAAGAATCCGGCCCATACTACTATTCCTGCGGTTTTCCGCCCATACATTTCGGAGGTTACGTCCGTGACAAAGAACGTGACCGAATAGGCGAAGACAGCGGCGGGGAACGTGATTGCACCAACAAACGGGAGGGTTAACCCAACCAGTTTTGAGGCGGTGAGTTGTGCGGTAACGATGCTTGCCGTAAAGAGCGCGACCAACCCAATCAGGATTATGTCCCGCTTATCGGGGTCGTACATCGGATTACGGTAATATCCATACCACCTTAGTAGTATCGCCCAGTTTTACGGTAAACGTTTTCTACCCATAGGGCAAACAGAACGTATGGTCGATGAGACTGCCGAAAGTCACGTCACGGTCGAGGACTCACCACTGAACGCGGTCAAAGCGCCGGATACACGTCAAACCAGACGGTTTGAATCGGACGAATTGACGCATCGGTGCCCGGTTGACTTCGGGGAACCGGATTTCTACCACCTGCTGATTGAATACGAAGGCGAACACTCAATCGAAACCGGGAGTCTGAGTAACTGGATTCACACCTTCCGCGATAGGAGTATCACAACGGAAGAACTGGCAACGGAGGTATTCGATACGGTGGTCGGGACAATCGACCCAACCTACTGTAAGGTGAAACTCTCCCAACGGCGGCAGGGTAGCGTGAATCTCGAAATCGAAATCGAGGAAACGTATGAGTGATATTACGCTCGACACCGATATTGAGGTGGTCCCGTTAGACCAACTCGAACCGTATGCACAGAACCCAAAGAACCATCCACCCGACCAAGTGGAAACGATAAAAGAGTCAATCAGAAATTTCGGGTTTGACCAACCTATCGTCGTCAACGAAAGTGGGGATATAATCAAAGGCCACGGCAGGTATCAGGCCGCACAGGAAATGGATTTGAAAAACGTTCCCGTGATTTGGAAAGACCATCTCGGGCCGGATGAAGTGAAAGGGGCGCGAATAGCGGATAATCAGGCCAGCCTCAGTTCTGGCTTCGACGTGGATTTGCTTCAAAGAGAAATTGAAGACATCGACAGTCTGGTTAATGATAGGGGTGACGTTGGCACCCTCACGGGTATGGATGGCCTCGAAATTGACGCCATGCTCGATAAAGAGGCGAAGCGGGACCGTGAGACCATCGAGAACCAACCCGTTCGGGATATGGGGGAACAGGACGGGAGTACGCTGACAAACACTGAGGAAAGCGAGTCAGACGGCGAGCCGGAGGAACAAGATGGGGGCGGAGAGAGCCATTCAAAACCGTGGGAGGTTGAATGTCCTCACTGTGGGCATGATTTCAGTGCTGGTCCGGGGGATATGGGGGAATAACAATGGTGGATTTGAAAACCGACATCGAATTGATTGAGTTGGATAGCCTGATACCCTATGCGAGTAACCCGAAAGAGCATCCGCCTGAACAGGTGCAACTGATAGTCGATTCGATTAAGGACTACGGTTGGGACCAACCCATCGTGATTGATGATGATGGGATTATCATTAAGGGGCATGGGAGATACCAAGCGGCGCAACAGTTGGGCCTCGAACGTGTCCCCGTTATATGGCAGAACGGGTTAACCCCGCAAGAAGTTCTGGGGGCACGAATAGCCGATAATAAGGCCAAGATGGGTTCGGGGTTTAGTTACGACATCCTCGCCAAAGAGTTGGGCGACCTAGAGGGAAAGTACAGCAAAGGCGAAATCTCCGATATGACCGGGTTGAATAAGTCGGAGGTGGAAAAGATAGGGAAACGCCGGGGTGCGGACCCGTCGGAACTGTGGCCGGGTGACGAGAATAACGGCGACCCGCAGGGGCGCAGTCAGGTCGAAGCGCCGGAAAGTGGCCGTGGGTCGGAAACGTCGGAAACGTGGGGTGGGGAAAACGAATCGGGTCGAACCGACATCCCACCCGGCCATCTCGAATGTCCCGACTGTGGCGAAATATTTGAACCAACGTTAGAATGAAGATACATCTCGCTGGCGATGGCTCCCGGATTCAGGAGACTGCCGAAAGTTTCGGCGTCCCCTATCTGATGACATCGTATTATTACCACAAGCAGTCCCCGACAGACGGGAGTGGGGGCGACTGGAAACTGGGTTATAGGAGTGACGAGCGGTGTCGGGGGATTATGATGGATAGCGGGGCGTTCTCTTACATTAAAGAAGGGGGAACGTCCAAAGCGGAAAACGTAGACTGGTGGGCATACGCTGAGGATTATGCAACCTACGTCCGGGAAAATAACGTCAAACGCTATGTCGAAATGGATTTGGATAACGTCATCGGGCTTGAGGAAACGCGGGAGATTCGGGACTTTCTCCGCGAGACTGTCGGGTGGGACCCAATACCCGTTTGGCACAGGGGCCGGGGGCAATCGGCGTTCATCCAAATCGCCAAAGACTATGATAGGATAGCTATGGGTGGGTTTCCGTGGAACGAAATTGCCCCGAACGAGTACCATATCCTGCCGTGGTTTATCGACAAAGCGCACGAACTGGGGGCGCGGATTCACGGGTTGGGCTTTCAGCCAAAAACTGAAACACTCGAAATGTATCCGTTCGACAGCACCGATAGTGCAAACTGGATGTGGAACGGGTTATTCGGCACGTTGTATTATTTCGACGGCAGGCGGGTGACGGAGGTGGAACATGATAAGAAGGTCAC